TCAGCACATTAAGATGCACAAGTATTATCAAAATCAACAATTCGATAATGCAATTAGATTGTGTAAATCCTTAATGACTGAATTTGATGGTAAGATGAAAGGATATTATGAAATGTGGATTGAAAGATGTGAGTATATGAAAACACAACAACTACCGGAGGATTGGAATGGTGTGTTTATTGCAACAACAAAATAAAGGAGGTGGTCCATTATCTATCGTTTAAATAACTTATTAAAGGAGGAAAATTGTACTTTTACGGAAGACAGAATAAACAAGAAGTCGATTTAGAAAACTATAAACCAGAGTGGTTAAGAATAAGAAGAAACAAAGATAGAAGAAGAAGGAGGTGCCTAGCGAGATTAGCTAAACTACATTGTACACTGAGAGTTTAACTTAACTAAATAATACCATAGAGAGAAACATACAAAAAGTATACCAATTGTGTATAGTCAAGTCAGAAAATGAGCTCTCTTAACTTTCGTCCTTAAGGATTGCAGACTAATGGAAACAACAGAACTCAAAGTACAAATTGAAGGCCTCAAAAAAGATGTCGAAAATGTAGCAAATTTAAATGCTCGTTTAGATGTTACTATTGATAAGCTTACCGATATTTCATCATCAATTAAGTCAATGTTGGCCGTTCACGAAGAAAAGATATCCAGACAAGAACAAATAGATGAAATTATATTTGACAAACTAAAAGACAGAGCGGGTGAGATAGATACCGTTCATAGAGAATTATCAAGAGAAATCCAACAGGTCGAAAAACGATTATTAATCGAAATGAAGCAAATAAAGCTTGACATTGGGGCCAGAGTTGGTATACTAGAGAAATATAGATGGATAATTGTGGGTGGTGCCATTGTTATCGGTTTCATTATATCTCATAACTTTACTATATTACTAGAGATGATGAGATAGAATTACACTTCTCCAATCTGGAGTAAGTAGGTCCGTGAATAAGCGCCGGAAACCTCGGTGCTATTTTTTATGCTGGAAAGTCTTTCAAACCACGCTTGACAATCGGCTAATATTAATGTATTATATGTGAACTATGTCGAGTTATATTGATTTAAAATTTATAAATGAAATGTCCACGAGGCTTCAGCAGTTTAAGCGGAAGTCCGAGTATTTGTACAACTTCCGTTGCCCTTATTGTGGTGACAGTAAGAAGAACAAAACTAAAGCGAGGGCATATTTCTATAGAGTGAAGAATGATATGTTCTTCAAGTGTCACAATTGTGGTGAAGGCCATAATCTGGCTAATGTCATTAAACACATTGACCAAAAGTTACACGATAGATATTTGTTGGAAAGATACAAGAGCTCAGCTCCTTCCACGCAAAAACCAAAAGCTGCATTTGATTTCAAACCAGCCTTTGATAGTAAACCTCAAAAAGATTATCTTAGTCAATTAACTAAGGTAAGTGTTTTAGAAGAAAATCATCCTGTTAGACAATATGTAACAGACAGGAAGATACCTGAAAAACACTTTGACAATTTGTATCTTTGTGATAAATTTATGGAGTTTGTTAATAGAGTTAAACCTAAAACTTTTCCATACATTAAAGAAGACCACCCTAGGTTGATTATACCTTTCTTTGATTTAGATGGCAAATTTTTTGCCTTTCAAGGTCGAGCATTTGGTAATGAACAGCCTAAATATTTGACAATCAAACTAAAAGATAGTAAACAAAAAATCTATGGCCTAGAGCGTGTTAATTTACAAGAACACATTAACATAGTTGAGGGTCCTATAGATAGTTTATTTGTGGATAACTGTTTAGCAATGGGTGGTGCCGATATGTATTTTGATAGAATACCGGCAGAGAATATTACATATATATTTGATAACGAACCACGAAATAAAGAGATAGTTGATAGAATGTATAAAGTGATAGACAAGAATTATAATTTAGTAGTCTGGCCAAATCATATACAATCAAAAGATGTAAATGATATGGTGATGAGTGGTATGAATATTGATGAGGTTAATAATCTTATAAGTACCAACACCTTTGCCGGATTAGAAGCGTTGACGAAATTAACCAATTACAAGAAATGTTAGGAGAAATAAATGGTAGAAGAAGCAATTAAGGTAGTAAAAAGAAACGGTAGAGGTAGTGAACCTCTTAACATTGATAAGATACACGAAATGGTTGAGTATGCTTGTGAAGACATTGCAGGTGTATCATCATCACAAGTAGAGATGAATTCAGGCCTTCAATTTTATGATGGTATTACTACAGATGAAATTCAACAAATTCTTATTAAATCGGCTTCAGACCTTATTTCTTTAGAACACCCTAACTATCAATTTGTAGCTGCTAGACTATTATTGTTTGCATTAAGAAAACAAGTTATTGGTAAACTATGGGACCACCCTAATCTATACGAACACACTAAGAAAGGTGTTGAGATAGGTGTTTACGATAAAAATATTTTAGAATGGTATTCAGAGGCAGACTTTGATAGAATGGAAAACTGGCTATCACATGAAAGAGATTACGATTTCACTTATGCTGGTTTAAGACAAGTGATTGACAAATACTTAGTACAAGACAGAAGTAATGGTCAAGTTTTTGAAACACCTCAGTTTATGTACATGTTAATTGCAGCTACTATCTTTAAAGATTATTCAAACGGACAAAGGATGACATATGTTAAAAAGTATTATGACGCAATTTCAAAATTTAAGCTCAATATTCCTACACCGGTTATGGCAGGTGTTAGGACTCCTATTCGACAATACGCTTCTTGTGTTTTGGTTGATGTTGACGACACTCTGCCTAGTATTTTCAGTAGTGACATGGCTATTGGTAACTATGTTGCACAAAGGGCTGGCATTGGTATCAACGCAGGCCGTATCCGTGGAATCAACTCCAGGATTAGAGGCGGTGAAGTCCAGCACACAGGAGTTATACCATTTCTCAAAAAGTTTGAAGCAACAGTCAAGTGTTGTACTCAAAATGGTGTCAGAGGTGGCTCTGCTACTGTTCACTTCCCAGTTTGGCATAAAGAAATTGAAGACATTTTGGTCCTCAAAAATAACAAAGGTACGGAAGATAATAGAGTAAGAAAATTAGATTATTCTATTCAGTTATCTAAATTATTTTATGAAAGATTTATTACTGGTCAAGATATAACTTTATTCTCACCACATGAAGTGCCTGAATTATATCAAGCATGGGGAACACCAGAATTTGATGAACTGTATGAGATTGCAGAAAGAAAAACTAGTGTAAGTAAAACAAAAGTACCAGCAAATGATTTGTTTGGTTCTATGTTGAAAGAAAGAGCAGAAACAGGTCGTATCTATATTATGAATATTGACCATTGTAATACTCATTCATCTTTCAAAGATAGAATTACGATGTCAAATCTTTGCCAAGAGATTACATTGCCTACAGACCCTATTCAACACATTGATGGTGAAGGAGAGATTGCGTTATGTATTTTAAGTGCAATCAATGTTGGTAAAATTAATAGTTTAGATGAACTAGAACCTATTTGTGAACTTGCAGTAAGAAGTTTAGATGAAATTATTGACCACCAATTATATCCTGTTAAGGCTGCCGAAGTATCTACTAAGGCAAGAAGAAGTCTTGGTATTGGTTATATTGGTCTTGCACACTATTTGGCAAAACATAAAGTCAAGTATGGTGACAAAGATGCCTTAAAATTAGTAGATAATTTAACAGAGGCATTTCAGTTTTATCTATTGAAACATTCAAACACTCTTGCAGAAGAAAAAGGCAAGTGTGATTATTTCGATAGAACAAAGTATTCAGACGGCATACTTCCTATAGACACCTACAAAAAAGATGTTGATGAGTTGGTGAAACCAAAACTACAATATGATTGGGAATGGCTAAGAAAGAAAATCAAAGAGCATGGACTACGACATAGTACACTTACAGCTCAGATGCCGTCTGAATCCTCTTCTGTTGTATCTAATGCGACAAATGGTATCGAACCACCAAGAGATTATTTAAGTATTAAGAAGTCTAAGAAAGGTACATTAAAACAGATTGTACCACAATATCAGACTTTGAAGAACGCATATACTCTATTATGGGATATGCCAAACAATAATGGATATATAAATATCGTTGCAGTAATGCAGAAGTATTTTGACCAGGCAATTAGTGGTAACTGGTCATACAATCCAGAACATTTTGAAAATGGTGAGGTGCCTATATCAGTTATGGCACAAGACTTACTGAACACCTACAAGTATGGGTGGAAGACTTCTTATTATCAAAACACATATGATAGTAAGAAAGATTTAGATGAACCACAACATTCATTGGGGTGGAAAGACGAAGTTAAAGAAGAATTACCAATTGCTGAATTAGACGATGAAGCATGTGATAGCTGTACTATTTAAAGAGGGAAAATAAATGTCGAGAAGTGTGCTAAATAAAGAAACCGGTGTAGATTTTACAAAACAACCTATGTTTTTTGGTAAAGAAATGCAGGTTCAAAGATATGATGATATGAAGTATCCAATCTTTGAGAAACTAAACCAACAACAACTAGGTTATTTCTGGAGACCAGAAGAAGTGTCTTTACAGAAAGATAGAAATGATTATCTACAATTAAATGAACAGCAAAAGTTTATTTTTACATCTAATCTAAAGTATCAAACTATGTTAGATAGTGTACAAGGTAGAGGTCCATGTTTGGCCTTCTTACCATTTGTATCACTACCTGAACTAGAAGGCTGTATTGTAACATGGGATTTTATTGAAACAATACATAGTAGAAGTTATACATACATCATCAAAAATCTATATGCAAATCCAGGTGAAGTATTTGATACCATTATGGGCGATGAGAAAATCCAAGAAAGGTCACATTCAATCACTAAGACTTATGATGATTTAATTGAAAATGGTTATAAGTGGGCTCTTAATGAAAAGAGTGTTGACATGTATGAATTGAAAAAGAAAATGTACCTTGCAATGGTAACTGTAAACATCTTAGAAGGCTTGCGTTTCTATGTATCGTTTGCTTGTTCGTTTGCATTTGGTGAATTAAAACTACTTGAAGGTAGTGCAAAGATTATATCTTTTATTGCAAGAGATGAAAGTCAACACCTTGCAATGTCACAAACTATTATCAACAACTGGCATGATAGAAATGATGACAAAGATATGAAAAAGATTTCTAAAGAAGTCCAAGGCGAAGTGTACAAGATGTACGATGAAGCAGTAAATGAGGAAAAACGATGGGCAACATATCTATTTTCAAAAGGCAGTATGATTGGATTATCAGAAAAACTGTTACACCAGTTTGTAGAATACATGGCGAACAGAAGAATGAAAGCAATCGGCCTAGACCCGAAATACGACCAAAAAACAAATCCACTTCCATGGGTAGACCACTGGCTGAATTCAAAGGGTACACAAAACGCACCACAAGAAACAGAGATTGAGAGTTATGTTATTGGTGGTATTAAACAAGATGTAAAGAAAGACCAATTTAAAGGTTTTAGTTTGTAAGGATTATGTCAGTATTGGAAAAAAGAAAAAAAAGCTGTTCTTCCTGCGAAACTAAATATACCGTAAGTTGGGACATTGACGAGCAAGATTTAGAGCCGTTAACTTGTCCTTTCTGTGGATATGAAGTTGAACAGGAAGAAGATGAACTTGAAGATAGATACGAAGAAAACAACGAAGACGAAGATTGGAATTGATTACAGTCTGACAAGTCCTGCCGTCTGTATAAATGATGGCAAGTTGTGGTTTTATTATTTAACAAGTAAGAAAAAGTGGATAGGTAAACAAAGTGAAAACATTATTGGTTATGAACATGAAGATTATAATGACCCTATTGAAAGATTTAAAAACATATCTGACTTTGTTTTTAAAGTTATCGAAAAACATATTTCATCTCAAATCGGTTACAGAAGCATCGAAGATGTTTTTATCGAAGGCTATTCTTTTGGGTCGAAAGGTAGAGGTGTTTTTCAGATTGCTGAGAATTGTGGCATACTTAAATATCGTTTACTTGAAAAAGGCATTGGTTACACTACAGTTGTACCTAGTGTTGTTAAGAAAGGCGCTACTGGAAAAGGTAACGCAGACAAAGATTTAATGTATGAGGCATTTGTGAAAGAAGTAAAGATTGATTTGAAAAAACTATTTGATACAGAAAAAGTAGGTAACCCTATTTCTGATATCGTAGATAGTTACTATATACAAAAGGTTGGCCATGAAACTTCACTTATTTAATACCAAAAAATCTTCATTACCATTTTTAAAATCATTCTGTGAAAAACATAATCACGAAATTTTTGACGCAGTTGAAGACAAAGAAAAGTCTTTTGGTAAAGGTGCAGAAAGATTTTTACATTTCAATTGGCCAACATGGGACGGTGAGATACCAGATGTTGCAGTATTCCAAGGTTTAGTAAGAGGTACAAAAGAAGTACATGATGTTTGTATTTCTAAAGAAAAGGATTGGTATTACTTTGACCAACCTTATTTTTTCAGTAATGACTATCAACAATCAGACACAGGCGATAGATGGTATCGTATCTGTAAAAACAACACTCAAAAAAATTATTTAGAAAAGTCATACAAAAAAGTAAACACAAGATATAATAAACTTATATCAAGGTTAAATCCAAAATGTATTGACGAACTAACACCAAAACCATGGCAGTATGATGGTAAACATATTCTTATTATACCACCTAGTTATCACACAGCATGTTGGTATGGTATAGACAGTATGGAATGGACAGAAAATATAATCAAAACTATTGCAAAATATGATAGAAAACATCCAGTAAAAATTAGACAGAAATTTAAAAACGGTGTAAATTGGGGAGAAAAATTAGAAAGACCATTAAGTGAAGATTTAAAAGATTGTTATGCTATGGTATCTTTTCACTCTATGTGTGCTGTACAAGCAGTTATGAATGGCATACCTAGTTTTTGTAGTGAACACTCACCTGCCTATCCTGTAAGTTTAG